GTATTTTTCCCATGTGCTTCCGAGATACATGTCAGGCATAACGGTCGCTGCCTCTGTCAGATAATCACCGAAGTCATCCTCATCACAGGTTCCCGATTCGCATCCAATTGTGTCTGCTCCAGAGCCAGAATAACCAAAGCCATAGTAATAACTCCAATATCCACCGTATCGTCTCCCCCAAACACCCCACCATTTAGGATCTCTGGATGCGAAATAGTCTTCCGTATTTCCTTGTTTTAAAAGAGCAGATTCATAATCATTATACATCGAATATAAAACGGGAACTGTGTTAAATTTACTGATGTTGTACCAATCTGATTCTGGTGTTTGCCATCTGTATGGTGCTCTCGCATAATGACGATGATTAATACCACTGTTATTTCCATCAGGAACTCTGTACCACGATCTCAAGTAATCTCCATACGATTGATTTTTGAGATATTGATCTGGGAACAATTCGGATCTAACGGTTCCGCCGGGGGATCTTTCGGAATCATAATTTCTAGTGTTCATATCTGTTCTGGTTGCAGCGATATCAAAACCGTATGGATCAACTCCGATAACACTAATGTTAAACGAGGATGAATGTCTACCGAAAGGACCCGGTGTTACTTGAACAAGATAAGGAAGATAATATTCGATTCCAGCATCTCGAATGAATCCGTAAGGAAATTCTGAAAGAGTTCCCTCTCCGATTGGATTTTCAAATTCAATTCGGATGTAGTGTTGATTCTCTTGGAAGAACCTAACAGGTGATTTGTAAAAACCAAAGATTTCATCATAATTTGTTTCGGCAGGTGTGTACCAGTTCATGGAGTTTTGATACAGACGAAGTAGATTATCTAAATCACCACAATCATAAACATTACAATAGTTGTAAGTCTGTGGTTCAAAATTGTTAATCCAACCACCGTAACGAGTTCTATTGTACCAAGAATTTATTCCATCAAAACCAACAACTTGATGTTCTATAATTCCATCAATATTTGGTTGACCATTTTCGTTAGTTGAACTCGGTGCAAGAGCGGTTCGATTTATGATAAACCCACCCATTGATTGCCACCACCATCTATTGTACCACCAAGGTCTACCATAATAGTAACCATAGTAATATCCAAAACCAAGTCCATATCCGTAAGGGCCATTATTTCTATATGTGAACATGGATTGTCTTTCACCCGGCTGACCAGCAAAATATCCAGCCCAACCTGTTGTAATATTTCCGCTGTCCCCTGCCTCCGTTGGTGATGTGTATGCTCTTGGAATACTAATGTTTTGCTCATGCCACCCAGATGGACGAACAACATCATTTGTTTGGAACCCACCTCTAATTCCGTCTATCGGAGTTAATTGGAACTCTCCCGTTTCAAATTCACCAATTGAAGTATTAACCGATTGATCGTAATATGGGTGTAAGTTTCCGCTTAAATATTCAATCGGTTCACCTTGTTCTCTTTCTATCCTTCCACGATAGCCAGCATAGTTAACAAGGTATTCATAAGCATCCGAAACATCGTCCGTTAAAGCCTTTTTGACGGCAAAAATTTCATACCTAGATCCTCGTATTTTCTTTCGAGTTATTGATTTAACATTTTGGAAAGTGAGAGGGAGACTTCCCGGTATTCCCAAATATTCTTCTTTTGATTTTACAAATACTTTTCTCTTTATCCAAGAATCATACGCAGATAAAAGATTTTCTTTATATTCAACTAAGATATTTCTTAAGTTTCCATAGTATGATAAAACATAACTACCACGACTTAAAATACATCCGGGAAGTGTAACATCAACATTAACAATGTATTCTGGATCACAGAAATAATCAGGATCAGACGAACCGTCCGCACATTGAAACCTAACCGTAAAACAGCCCTCACAAGGCCAAGGTGTTGCACCGCCATATCCGAGTGGACCTGTGTATGATGCAGCAGCCCCAATTGTTGTTCTATTGTAGTACCCATCCCACCAATAATACCAATAGTATGGCCAATATGGATAAATGTCGTCCAGATTGTAATTATAGTAGTAACTACCTCTACCATATGGTGCAGATATTGTTTCTCGGTTCGGATTGTCGGCACCACCTGTCCAGAAATCATAGAAAGGGGGACTTGGGTTGCTAGAACACAAGTTGATTGCCGCCTGTGTATTTGATATTGCTTGTTGACAACCATAAATTTGTGCGTCAATGTGGAAGAGAATTGACTCAATGTTATCTGGTCTTCTTAACTTTAAAAGTTCCTCCAAAGAAAGTTGCAACTCAGGATCATTTTCAAAATCATACGCTGGGAAAAGACCGTTTTCGTTCGCTCGTTCATCCTCTGGATCATAATTTACAACATCACTAAAAGACCCCGCAGAAACGATTCGATATTCCGTTTCATCTTTACATGGACCTGTCGAACCATCATTGTAGCCAGTAAGACAACAAGTTGAGCAACGGTACGCACTCCATCTTTCTTTTAAGTCTTTTTTCCGAGCCAGTTCTTCTCGTTTTTCTCTTAGTTCTTTTTTTATGGAGAGTATTTTTTTGAGAGTCTCTGCTGATAATTCTGTCTGATCAAACATTGCCTGCCACATAATTTCTTCATTATATGCAGCAGTGTTCCCTAAGTGGTTGGTATCTTTTCTATAAATTTCACTTATTCGAGTTTGATCGTGTCTCAGTCTGGTAAGGGGATCGTTGTAATACGAATGACTATAATAACCATGAAGATTATCGTATTTTCTCACAGGGATATCTGGTTCAAAGTCAAAATTTTTATCGACAAGTTTATGTCCCTCGATGTGAGCAACTTTGTCGTATTCTTCATTATATGAGTATTTTACAATTTCTGATTTATGACTACCATGAAACGAAGTAAAGTCGTGATAAGGATCACTGTAATCAGGATCCACTCTCGAATACTCTGAGATAAAGGCACCAGAATCTAAAAACACCAACGGGGAAAATTCATCGGTTACAGTAAATGTTTGAAAGGAAAGTTTAGATGTGCGATCAGATTGTCCTCGAATCTGATAGATTCTCCCTGCTTTTTCAAATCCCAGTTCTTCAATCTCTTCCTCGGTTACAATACCCTCACCGACGATCATATCTTCAATGGATCTAAAGTTCCATTTGTCTAAATCTTGCCAAAACAAAAAGTTTGCTGCATTCGTGTTTAAGTCGGAGACAGAATTTTCAGCAAGGTAATTCATTAATTTTATGACAGGAACTTGCTGGACAGGTTTTCTGAATGGATATAAGTTAGTATTTTTCTTTAACCAGACAGAGTTTCCTGTCCCATCAATTTTCATATCCTTTTTGGAGTTTGTCTCGTCCCTCGGATTAAAATATTTTTCTGCAAGAAGGTTAACTAATCCTTTATCATCGGCTTCTTCTTCATTTTCCGAGTCCACTGGAAATGTCGCTATTTTTTTAACGATGTCATCTCCCTCGTCAAAAATGACAGGCTCAGTGTAGTTAAAATATATGTTCTCATAACCAGTAAATTCAATGCTCCAGTATGTCGGAACAACTGTTCCAACTAACTCATCTGTGGCCTCATCACTTGTTGGGGTTACTTTGGAAACGAAAAAACGATATTGAACAATGTCATCTTCCTCTTGTTCAACCCCATCGTTTTTCATTTCTAGTTGTAAAATTTCACCACCAATAAGAGGTAGGTCTCGACCAAAAGTTCCGTTGTCTCTAAAAACTAAAGATCCATGAACACCAGAGGAAAACATGTCCTCGTTGATGACCATTGATTTTAATTTTTCTTCAGCGTCACCATCGTTAATCAGATCAAGAACATTACCGTTTGGACTAATTATACTAACTCGATAAAGACGTAAACCACCGTATTCATTAGACATTATTAATAATTCCTATTTGTAAATTTAGTTGGAATTGGCTTTGCGTTATCATCCAACAAACTCTTTAATTGATTTTCTGCAAACGATAAAAATTGTTTGCGAAGAAGTTTAATGACTTTACCACCAACCAAAAAATTATCTCGTATTTGTGTTTGATAGGTTACGGTTTCAACACCCATTCCTTTTAAATCGGCACCCATGTGATATGCTCTTACTATAGTACGAGTTCCATCTTTTTTTCCGGTTGTAGAGTATAGTAAACTATCTTTTACCAAAGTTCCTCCTTGTAAGGAATGTGAGGGATTTAAAATTGTGTCACCAGATTTAAAATACAAAATAGAATTTTTCATATCATCAATTCTTTTGGGTGTCAGATAGTCCGTTGTTTCAAATCCACTCGTTAGTGTAGAATAATCATTCGTTCGATTTCTTCTAAACACATAAAATGCGTCTAAGGATGTGACCCCAGTTGTAAGGGAATTGAAATTATGAATTCTACATTCAATCTTATTAAGTGTGGGCAAGTAGCGATCAACAACACCGTACTCTTGACTAACACCCGGCTCTGTTGCGAGTAAAGAAGTGTCTACCTTTACAACATAGTCTCCAGGCTGAACATCCATTTCTTCGTTAAAATAAAAAGCATAACCTGAGTAATAGTTATCTAATCTTTCCTGTGATTCGAGTGTGGAAAGACCCCATTCACTACTCACATCAATTATATCATTTGAAAGTAAAACCAACCAATAGTATTTCGTATCACCATAATACTTATTTGCAATATCCTCTGGACGATCTCCATCCTCAAGAACATATTCTTCAAACGCAGCAACATCATTTAAAGTTTCTTTAGAAATTTTCACACTTCTAAAAATATCAGCCATTACGATGCTTCTTCCACCAGTTTCTCCTCCGGTGGGACTTGGAAAACTATAAGTAAATTTTGGAAAATTTGAAAAATACATTTTAATCCCCCACGATATTTCCGGGATCGTAACCCGTCCCAGCGACGAACGCAGTTGATCTGTTTACAAAATCGAGAGACTCTCGAACCAGCATGTTTGGTTCAACTTCATTAAAAGTTAAATTCAGTGTTGTAACGATGGGTAAAATTTGATCATCTTCCAACTTACTTGAAACTGGAGTTATTCCATTAGCGCCCGTTCTGTCAATCGTAATGTTTGTCAAAACTGAAATTTGAGCGTTATCCGTCCAAGTCGCTTGCTCCTCTTTGTCTAACGGTTTCACATTTCCGTCAATAATTGCATATCCAGCCCATGTCCAAAAAGGTGGTGATTGAACTCTGCCCCGATAAGCGGTTGCCGTCGGCAAAGAAAATAATTTAAATCGCTGACATATGTTTGTTATAATGTTTGCCTCTTTTAATGTTTTAGCAATCATCACATACTTAAATGAAAAGGTTCTCGGAGCACTTGATTCAAAAATATTATCCTTTGTGTCAGTGACATTAAGACCGAATTTTTGAGCCCGTAACATTAACTGAGACACCACGGCACCGAATGCTTCTTCAAGTTGGTTATCTTCCAAGGTCAAACCCTCACTAACTAAAAATGTTGCGGGGGTATTTTTTGAGGAAAAATTATTTCTCTGTTCTGAAGCCAGGTTAGGTGGCATTGGTAGAATAATTGTGGTTAGTGCTTCTCCCTTACCTCCACCCCTCAGACTGGTAGGATCCCATAGTCTGTCATCTCTTATAGCGGAAAATTCCTTACACTGAAATTGAAACCACAACTTTACATTTTCTTCACCAGAACCATCACCGGCTGGAAATTTAATAATGTCCGTGTAACTTCTTCGTGGCATGAGTAACTCCGATAAATACTGTGTGGCATATAAGACTATTTACAAACCAATAAATGAATCTAAGTATGTAGGTGATCCCACCAACATTATTTGTCGTTCATTGTGGGAAAGAAAAGTCTGCAAATACATGGACATGAACGAAAACATTGTCCGTTGGGGAAGTGAAGAAATTGCCATTCCGTATGTTTCTCCGTTAGACAATAAAGTTCACCGATATTACCCAGATTTCATCGCTGAAATCAAAACAAAAAATGGTGAGGTAAAAACAAAAATTATCGAGGTTAAACCATACAAACAGACATTAGAGCCAGACAGAGGAAAAAAGAGAAAAGCCACATATTTGAAAGAATGTGCTACATATAGTGTCAACCAAGCAAAATGGAAAGCAGCAAAAGAAGTGTGTGAAAAAAAAGGTTGGCAATTCACTGTTTTAACTGAGAAAGAGTTGTTTTAATGTCACGAGCAAGTCCAATTTCTATAAATCCTGTTTTTGGATCCGATACAGATTCAATAAAAGCAGAACTCGCTTCAAAAGGTGGACTTCAAAGAACAACTCGGTACGAGGTGTTCATAAAAAGTCCCGGATCTGTTCTGCGGTGGCCTATCCTTTCCGTCAGTTTACCCGGCCGGAGTTTGGAAGCGGTTCCAGACGATTTGTTGTCTCAGGGAGATAATAAAAGAACGGTTCCCGTAAGAAGAGGGTATGGTGGAGAGCCAAGTATTCTTTTGGGAATGTATATTGATACCCAATGGGATGTAAGAACCTTTTTTGAAGACTGGGCTGATCTTTTTAATCCAATGGGATACAAAGATTTGTCCGATCCAACACCAAACTATAGAGTATTTGGTGAATACAACGATTTAATACAATCATCTAGGGTTGTAATTAGTTTTTTTGATCTACAAGACAAAATACGATGGCAAATGTCCTTAATTGAGCCATATATTTCAACAATCATACAAGAAAACTACTCGGAAGAAAGGCTAAATGAAGTAGCCACGCTTAATGTTGCGATAGCGTTCAAAGAATATATCACAGAACAATTTTAAAATGGAGAAATTATGAGTCTGATAGAAAAAATTCAAAATTCTTTACCCAAATACAAAGTTAAAGTCCCATCAACCGGACAAAACACATTTTTTCGTCCTTTTTTGATGAAAGAGCAAAAAATGTTGCTTGTTGCTCAACAATCAAAGGACAAATCTGAGATTCTTAAGGCAATGACAACTGTTGTTGAAAACTGTGTGGATGACATTCCAAATGTTTTGGAGATGCCTTTGTATGATTTGGAATATCTTTTCATTCAAATTAGAGCAAAATCGGTTTCAGAGAAATCTGAACCCACATTTACCTGTCCTGCAACGGGACAAACCGTAAAAACAGGCATAAACTTAACAGAAGTGCAAATTTTCAAGGGAAATCCGAAATCAAAGATCAAAGTAACAGATAAATTGACGGTTGAGATGAGAAGTCCAACGGTTAAAGACTATATTTTGATTGATAGCGAAAATTGGTTCGAGACACTCATGGCTCGATGTATGTCTAAATTAATTTTTGAAGATGAGGTTTTTGAGGGTGTCTCTATTCAAGACGAGGAAAAATTAGAAATCCTCGAAACAATGACTCAAAAACAATATAACACCTGTGTTAAGTTTATTGACGAACAACCATACATCTATACCGATGTTAAGTATAGAACAGAAGACGGAGAATTACGAGACATACGATTCAAAGGAATGAAGGATTTTTTCAGTTAGCCCTTTGTCACGAATCACTAAGGTCCATTGTTCAAACAAATTTTGATTTATTCATTCATTTTAAAATGGGACTACAAGACCTAGACGACATGATTCCGTGGGAAAGGGATGTTTACATAGAACTCATAAAACAACATGTTGAAGAAGAAAATCGCAAGATAAGAGAGGCACAAAATGCTCGGACCGCAGGAAGGCAACCCCCAAGATTCTGAACAAGAATTTGAACCATTCGATTTCAATAAAGATGGTATCATTGACGAAATTGAACGCAATATTGGGACTACTCTCCGCTTGGCGGGTTTGACAGATGAGCAGTCGAGCGAAATGGTGGCCGAATTAAAGAAGGATGCCATAAACCCAGAAATCTCTATACGAGAACAGATAGAAGGCTTTAGAGAACTTGATATTGGAGACAATGACGGAGACAAAGAAAGGTTTCTTTATGGTGTTGCTGATTTTCTTCTTGCAACTAGAAAGCAACATAGAGATGGTCTTACTGAAGCGGGTAGAAAGGCATTTGATGAAAAACTTAGTGAACCCGATTTAGACGCTCAGAGTATACTGGATGCTCCTCCACCCACCACAGACACCAAACCCCTGCCGGTCGATATTATTAGAAACCAAACGCCACTGTATGCTGCGGGAGATAAGAACGAAGTAAAGCCAGGTTCTGGATTCGATGCGTATGACACTAAGAACAAAGAAGAAATAAAGGTTGATGTATATGGAAATCCAATAGTCGATCACACAAAACAAACAGGGAATAGAAGAAGAAGAAGAGGCCAGACGGCAGGACAACGAAGACACGGTGATTTAAGAGATGACTACAAAGATATTCGTGTCGTACCAGAAAAAAAGAAAAAACCAGTCGATGTAAAAAAAGATAAAAAGCCAGATGTTCCAGTTCCAGAGAATCCTGCTCCTGACACAAAACCATCAGAAACACCATCACCAGCAGGAACTCCTGACACAAAACCATCAGCAACACCATCACCAGCAGAAACTCCTGGCACAAAACCATCGGCAACACCATCACCGGCAGGAACCCCAGAGACACCATCACAGATAGTCCCAAATGCTCCCAAAAGAATCCCTGCGGTTGCTGGTTCTCCACACTCCCCCGATGGCAAAAGTCCCATAAGGGACAAATACTTTGGACGAGGTATTGTAACAGACCGAAACTCTGACGGTGAAATTACTCAAAGAGAAATTGAACAAGCAAAAATTATTGCCTCCGATTCATCATTGGACAATCTTACTTTTAAAATAGATTATAATAATTTTATAAATGATAGCCAAATGATGAATCGGGCGCAAGGCATTGACGCTAACACTTTTGAAATTGAATATCTGCCCGGCAGATCCTTTCGTGTTGACGCATACGGTAATAGAGATGGTGTAGTTGACTTCCTTGAACTTGAATCTGCTTTGAAAGCACGAGAACGCCAATCGGGAATTCCATTTAGTGTTCCCGACGCAGATTCAGAAAAAAATCCAAATTTCCTTCCCGATTTTACCTCTGTGATGCAGCCAGGCAAAGAGACAAAAATTCCGGACGCAGAGGGATTTCAAATTGGTGTCGATCGAGATACACTCAGTGATTTATCTAACCAAATGGAAGATGCTCTCGTTGTACCAGAGGATGCACAAGACTACTTTGAAAAAATAAGCCCCATGCTTGCTAACATGATGAAGAACGCTCCATCTGAAAGAGAAAGGTTCAATCCAAATTTTTTAATTCCGAAAAATGGGATCATGCCATTCTCTGATGAGTATTTTGATTTGGAGGCCGCCGGAGAGCAACACTTACAAATTTCCCGTCAAATCTCAGAGATAGTGGACAGAGCAACCCACATGGATCGAACGCTTCGTGATCATCCGGGGCGCATGTCTATACAATCTATGACAAATATGCTGCTGGGATATACGCACCAACCGATGGGTGTTGGTGACGCTCTTCATGATGATTATGATTATGGGGGATATTCAGAATCAGGTGGTGATCTAATTTATGATTTTGAAAATGATCGTTATTTGGATGATCCATCAACTCCCAACTTCGATGAGTCAAAAACATATGAAGATGAGTTGCCAATGGGAGGTGGGGGAGTTTCTAGTTTAATCTCACCCGCTCAAACGTCTGGGAGTCAAGTTTCTAATTATAGAATACAATCAGCGTTGTCGACCGGTGAAACGAGAGAAATTAACGACAGAATCTCCACAAGAACAGACAACAATCAAGGTGCAACACAACTAGCGGGTCTTAACCAAATGCAAGGAGGAGGAGCCATGTCCTCTGGACCATCACCCGGTCGCCAAAGCGGCAGTGCGTTTAACTTATCGAAAAAGAACAATGTGGCTTATCCTAACTGGAGAACTGTGGTTGGATAAAAAAACCCCCGCCGAAGCGGGGGCTTTTATGATTTCATCCATCTCCAAAATGAAATCAGTCTTCGTTACCCAGACTCTGGAAGTATGACAAAGCGTCAGTTTCCTCACCCTCTGTCTCTCCGCTGTCCGAGGATACCGTCTCCTCCACAACTACATCCTCGACAGTCTTTTGACTCACGAAGTCAGATTCCGTCGCACGGATATCGTCACCGACAACCTCTTGCAACTTCTTCTTCAATTCATCGTAAGTCTTGAACTGATCTGGAGCAACGAACGCTTGAAGAGAGTGCTGTGTTTTCCACAACTCTTCAAGTTTGGCATCATCACCACCGAGCAACTCGGAAGGTGACTCAAACTCAGACTTGTCATAGTTGATGTAACCACCAACCTTACGAACCTTCAACTTGAAGTTCGCACCAGCCCAGTAATCAAATGGGTTGATAGGATCTTCGTCATCAAACTCAGGCTGCATTGCTTCCTGAATCTTGTTAAAGATTTTCACACCATACTTGTAGAGGAACACCTTGCCCTCGTTCTCAGGTGCGCCAGGATCCTTTAGAACAAGGATGTTTGAGATGTAAGACAACTTACGCTTACGATCCCTAGCGATGTCCTTGTCGGATTCAAGACCGCTGTTCCAGAGTTCTGAGTTCATCTCTGAAACTGGATCCTTTTCACCAATCGTGGTGCGAGAGTTTTCGATATACCAACGACCACCAACCTTGAACGCATGGGTGTAAAGTTTAGCCCAAGGCATATCTTCATTTTCCGGTGCTGGGAGGAACCGAAAAACAGCCATGCCGTTGCTTGCTTTGTCAAGTGTTGGTTTCCAGAAGCGATCATCCTGATAAGAATTTTTCTTCTCAGCACTCTCTAATTTCTTTGTCAGTTCGCTGATGCTACCGACAGACTTTCTTTTCATGTCTTTAAAACTCATAAACTTTCCTTTCCCAAGGATCTCCCTTGGCCTGATACTTTGTGGGAACTCCCCACTTCAAAATAAACTTGCCCCGATGTTGGGCAAACGGTAGTTTAACTCTATCGCTTCAGATTGCAACTTTTCTTTCAAGGGTTTAGAAATCATCTTTCCCCCCATCTCTGGTGAGACATTATGTTCTTCGCATATACATAAGACAGCATCTAAATATGTTCCACCATTGTCGGTGACATATTTTTCAACCTGTTTGCAGAATTTTTCTTGTTCTTGTTCAATAAATACCATGACAGAATTATAAGGCCTTTCAAGATATAAGTCAACTCAAAACTATTTATGGAGTTTTAAATGCCTGACACCGGATCAAACATTATCATCGACATCAGCGGAAACACAGCCAACATGGCAACAGATTTCGCTACAAGTGGTACAAACATCACTGGATCGCATGTTCCCATTCAAAAGATTGCGTTTGGGGATTCTACCGTTTCAAAGCGAGTTAGCACGACA